TCTCCAAAGTGACTGTTGTGCTATGGTTGACATAGTGCTTTTGATGTTTTATCAAAAGCGACTTATGTTGTGTCGAGGAGCTTCATAGCAAAATATTGGTTTATATATGTTTTCTCTAGGTACATCACGTAAAGTAAATATACGCTATTTCTACGGATTATCAACAGTTGCTAACTACCGATTAAAAGGGCATATATCCCTTCAAGACAGTAAGCCAAAATATATTTCCCCAAATCTGAAACTTTCCGGAGAATGATGCGTTTTCTAAGTGTATGCCTGACGGTATACAAGAGTCAAAAAAGCCCAAAACTTACAGTTTTGACCAATTTCGCAAGGACTATCCCGATGATAAGTCCTGCTTGGACAAACTATTCCAAATCAAATTCGGCAATTTAGGAGCCTGTCCCTGTTGTGCTGTTGTAGACGCCAAATTCAAGAGAATACAGACCAGGCGCTGTTATCAATGTACTGAGTGCGGTTACCAGCTATATCCAACAGCCGGTACCGTAATGCACAAGAGCCGGACGCCTCTCGTCTTTTGGTTCCAAGCAATCTTTCTCTATACTACAACTCGCAATGGCGTAGCCGCCAAAGAACTGCAAAGACAGTTTAATGTCACATACAAAACAGCGTGGCGTATGGCCGGACAAATACGAAAAGCTATGGTTTCGACTTCAGAAGAAAAACTGACCGGCAATATCATCGTTGACGAAACATTCATTGGAGGCAAAATGCTGAATAAACATAAGTACAAGCAGAAAAAAGGAACTGGGCACGGAGGTAAAATTCCGGTGTTCGGAATGATGGATGAAAAAGGCCGCGTGATTACAGTTGTACTTGACGGAGAACCAACAGGTGAAATCCTTAAACCAATCATTCGGAAATATGTAGATAAAGACGCTCGGATTATCTCTGACGGTTTCGGAGCCTACTCTGGATTAAAAAATGAATTTCTGGACCACCAAGTCGTCAATCATCAGCGCGGAGAGTTTAGAAATGAATCCGGATTCTCCACCAACCCAATAGAAACGTTTTGGAGTTCGTTAAAGCGAATGATAAGAGGAACTCACATCAATGTTAGCTATAAACACTTACCAAAATACATAGCAGAAAATTCATTTCGAAGCGAAAACAAAGGTCAGCCAGAGAAAATGTTTGAGCTTATTTTGCAGATGGCCGCTTAATACCGACTCTCGGAAAGTCGTATGTTTACAACATATGACAGAAGAAGAAGCAAAAGGAAATATTCTTAGGTATAGAAACCGCCTAAGAGATGCTAATGGAGAAGGTGTTGTTTATGCAATTGACGGAGTAGATAGACGCTTTACTGGATACGCTCTTATAAATCAAGAGTTAATTCTTTATTTTGCTCCAACTATCGAAGAGATTGAAAGAGGCAACACAACATCCATTAGAGTAACGTGGACAAGGTTCTTGGGAATAATTGGCGGACCGATTATTCCGTAATTAGAATAAATTTTGTATCGAACAAGAAAGCTTTGTTTTGAATTAACTTGTCGGGCATATCATAGATGCCAACAGTCCTCGGCTCCTTAAGTTCCACCTGTAAATCCATACGCATATCACTATTTCTATTTTGAAATTCCTTTAATTTCGCTTCAAATTCATGGATAATTGTGTCGAACTCTTTGTGTAGTATTTTTCTTTTTTGCTCCTTTTCCATATGCTGAATTTCCTATAAATAGACACAATTTACACTCTACTGTTCAGAAGGGATATATGCCATTAAAAGGCCTATTAATAATGAAACGATGGTAGCGAGCCAATAAAAGAAACTTTTTATTCTAAATTCGTAGTGTTTGTATTTTTCGTTAGTCACAGTTGTGCTGGTAGCAAATACCCACAAAGCCACAATGACTATAAACCATATTATAAGGAGAAATATTTTTGTCAACATAAGTTTTAAATAAGTTTCCCAGGCGTTCGGAAAATTGTTTCAAAGTTCATACATTATTACAATTTTCATTTTTACCGGCTTCCGCCATCTACAGTTTACATTTTGCGTTTTGCATCACGACGGTTTGCACCATAATTGTAGTACCAGTTATTTTTCGCCTAACCGGTGGTAGCTATCAAGTCTATTCTGGGCTTGCACATATTCGGTATAAGGGTATTCCGAAACCCTTCCTACTGACCTGGGAGTATTTTATTCTACGAGCGATTCAATATCTGAATGTTCGAAAGAAAGTGTAATTTCTTTTTGATTGAGCTTTTCAACTTCAGTTTGAAGTGCTCTCATGTTTGTTTTTGACTGAGCCATCAATTTTTTAACCTCATTCGAATTGATTGTTGGAGTGTAAGAAACTTTTATAGCCTTTCTTTGTCCATTTCCTAAATTTTCAAATCTAGTTGTTGATGATGGTTTTGTTTTAGGAAGAGCACTTGACAGAATTTGGTGCTTAAGTTTCTCATTATGCATTGTACGAACTTTTGCGTCAATGCTAGTCTCTCTGTTGAAATTAGCCAAGGCGTTATTAATCTCTGCAGAAAAATCCAAAGCCTTATTGAATCTGCCAAAAACTTGTGTGAAGCTATCTTTTTCTTCAGAAACTACTACCTCATCTTCTTTAAGAATTCCGAACTGAGCTGTGTTAGAAGCATAATTCAAGGTATTAACGATACTGGATATTTCGTTTTTCAATCTGAGTGCTTCTGTTACTGTGATTTTCATTTAGTGTTTTATTTATTAATAAGAGTGCAAATATAAGGTTGATTGTTCAGTATGCAAAATTTTATTAGTATTTTTTAAACTCTTCTAGTATAGTCGACTTTTCCATATCAAGCGGTTCGCTTTCGTCTATAAATGATGATTTAGCAATACGCTTCTCGACAGCATCGACATAACAACTGAATTTACCTTCTTCACCTACAAGCATAAGTTTGTTGCACCCTTTTTCTATAAGTTCTTTTTTCCATTTTTTAACTAACACAGAATCAATTCCTATCTTAAGGTCTCTTTTTTTACTCAGTCCTTTCACAACATCAATCCAATCAGAAGAGGTGTTAAGATTCTTTGGCTCGTATGATTTTCCAAATCCAAAATCCTTATATCCAAGAAGTGTTACTGGCATCCAACGATTCGCACACATATCAAGCATTTCAGTAAAATGCTTTGTTGTATACAGCTCTGGTATGATTTGTATATAAAAATTCGGTCTTTCGCTATGTATTCTAATGATGCTGGATACGATATCCGCTATTTCATAAACTCGACTTATTTCTTTCGCACTATGGCACGAAAACGCTATAGAGTCAGCAGTATTCATTATCCTTTCAAACCCAGGCACTTCATCAATTTTGAAGTTTCTTGTTGTAAATCCAGCAGACATTCCCTTAGCAGAAGCGTGTTCAAGTATTTTAGCAAGTTCAGGATGAGTTGTTGGCTCACCGCCACCTATGGCAATTTCAAATGTTTTTGAATTAGCAAGAATGTCAATCACTCGCTTAACATCATCAAGAGATGCGTGCTGTCCTTGAGCGGTAGATGATTGATAACAAAATGAACATCCATATGCACAATGACTAGTTATTTTTATGTCGACCAACTCTGGAAATCCTGCTTTTTTGGTTTTAGGAGAATTCTTCTCGAATGAAAATCTTATCTTATCCCCTCTGTATTTATTTCTCAATATAAAGTCTCCATTTACTTCATCTTCAACGCAAATAATGCTCTCTGTAGAATTACCAGATATTAAATTGAAAACATTCATTATTTTTTTGGAAAATGAATTCTCAATATGATGTCCTTTATGAGGATGGTTATTATCACTATTATCATTACCTCCTAGTATGACGAAGTTATTTTCGAAAATTGTCTTGAGAATTTTTCTGACGAATGAATAATGCAATGCACCATTTATGTCTACAGCAAAACCATTAACGGATTGATGGTCTACGATACCATAGTCGTCATTGTCAACAAATTTCTGTGCGTATTCTTCTAAATTTATTTCTGTAAACACATCCGAAAATTCCTTAAGCATTACTCTGGCTTGATACATTCTGACTTCAGGTCTTTGTTGATATTCACTAGAATAGCGATTTGACTCTTCGGTTATTGTCTTCTCTACAATAACACCATAACTATATTTAGTTACAGACGGAAGGCTATACATAAGTTGAACAAACATATATTCTTCTTTGGCTTTTCTAGAAGAAAGAGTGAACTCATCCCATCCGAACTCACCTTCATTATAATCATCTATGACTTTTTTGTCTCCCAAAAAAACAATAGAATGACTAGAGCTGCTATTGTTGGCGTGTCCGTATCTTATGCTTTTAATCGTAATCATTTTATCTTCAGTCTTTTTCTTATTAATTTAACAACCATCTTTATGTTTCTAGGTACAGCGTCTATTATTTCGTATCCACCACTGTGCATATCTAACATATGTTTTATGTTATTGTCTAACTCTATTGCCTGCTGAAGAGTTTGACTTCTGCCGTTTGGGTTGTACTTTTTCTTTCTTCTCAGAAATATGTTTAAGTTATCGTACATAGAATGTTCCTCAAGTATAAGACTTTCCAAGGCCTTATTATCTCCAGTGTCATACACTAATGAGTGGAGAAGTGGGGAGTCGGTTACTATAACATCGACTTTTCCATTTAATCTAAATATCCTGTGCTGTTGTTTTCCGAATACATATAGTTGGTTTTCAAGTTTGGGATTTTTAACCTTTTTTTTCTTTTTATCCGTAGAACTTGATTCCCAAGTTAAATCCTTGGCATACTCAAGTGCCATCTCACAGTCAACATCACCCCACTTTAGTGCAGCGAAAGTTCCAGCACAAAATGTGCTTTTTCCAGTTCCTGGCCCTGCGAAAAAATTTACGACTAGTGTTTTTTTCTTCATATTGCGAAGATAGTTATATAATACTGAATGTGGAAATGTTATTCATTAAAAAGATGAGTTCGTCTTAATTCTATTACAAAATCTGAATTAAGCACTGAATCCATGGAATAGCGAATAGCAGTAATGTTGTAACTAGTTACTTTTTTAGTTTTTTCCACTAAAACTTTTCTAGTGTTTTCATCAAGAAATTTTTGATATTTTCGTGATTCACTAATATTATGAAATGTTTTCTCCCAAGCTTCTTTTTTGTAAACCCTTGAATTCATAATGCAAATATAGGCATAGTTATCTCATTATGTTACTTACAGTCGCAATTACCTCCACATTTACATTTTTTTGCTGGTTTGTTTTTGTGTTTTTTAATCTTAGCCGATAACAGAATAAATGTCGACACAACCAACACTAATAAGACATATACAAATGGCACATATGAAAGTTCATTTAACCAATCGAGCCCGTCTATACTAGACAAGGAGATTAATATCAAAGTTAATAGCAATGCAATCCCCGCTTTTTTCATACCAATAGGGAACAAAATTTCATAAGAGGATTTAAGAAAATTTTTCATAGGTTATAGTTTTTATAAATATATAAGTTTTACAATCATATTCTACATTTGTTGAAAAAAAAAAGAGGAAAATCTTTCGACTTTCCTCTAATTTTAGAATTAACTAGGATGTTACTTCTTGTTCACAAAGCTCACTACGAGCATAAGTGCAACAAGACCAGCAAGTCCTGCAGAACCCATTTTCTCAGTCACAGTAAGAAGATTTCCTACTACGCTGAAGTCTCCCAAGAACTTTCCGAAGAGAAGTTCAGAGAAGATTGCAATTCCCAATGATACGCCCAATAGAGACATAATCCCTTTTGCAACGTCCATAATTTTGTCCATAATTTCCATTTGTTTTTTGGTTTTAGTTTATTGAACCTTTTGCGTGGTACCATCGCATCAGTTCCAATTTAAATACAAGTCTTTTTCAATAATCAAGGGGAGAACGTTGATGATTATACCGGCCAAAGCCAATACAGTTGAAAATAATTTTGAGCTAATTTTGAGGTTGTGGATTATTGTTAAAATTTAAGCGGTAACAAACTGTTTGGTGATATTTATTATTACAACTAAAAGTATCACTATGGCAAAGAAATCAAAAAACGACGAAAAAACAGGGTTAACATCTGGTCCTTTGACTTTTGTTCCAGGAAAAGATGTAAATGCTCATAGGTATTTTGATACTGACTTAAATATGTTGTTTCAAACTCCATATGGTTGGCAGGAAGATAAAGACAATATCGGAAGAGGAGATGCAGTCTTAAGAACGAGTCGAGCATACTTAACTTGGGGAAGACCGGAAATGAAACAAGGTATTTTATCTTGTTTCAGAAAATTCAATATGCAGGATTATCCTAACTCCAAATATTGGTATCAAGGGGCAAGATGCAATCCGAGGCACGGAGAAGATGATATGAGTAGAGACCAGCTTTCTGGAGCATTTTATGCTCTTTTAATAAGAGGAGATAAAGAAGAATGTTTAGAAATAATAAGACATACGCCATTTAAAATTAGTCGAAGATTTATAATGTCTCCTGATTTTTGGTTATGGACAAAAGCTGTTCAAGGCAAAAAAATGGCAGAAGTATTATGGTATTTGTTTTATGTCGTCACTCTTCCTTTTACTTTTTTGTGGAATGGTTTAGTAAATTTAATTCTTGGATACAAAGAAATTAACCAAAAGAATTACAGTTCAGCTGAGGTTGCAGCAAAACACAGTAAGTATAATAAGTTTCAAAAAATGCTTGACAGGTCTCTATACCCAGCATTTGCCTCACATCACATAGGTTGGTATATGGAATGTTTGCCAAATTCCTTTCTTAAAAGATGTGTACAAAAAATATTGATGACTCAAACTGAAAAAGGAAATTATATAGAAAGGTTGTTATATGGAGACAAAACAGTTACTCAAGCAGAAGTAGATTCATATATTCCAATGACAGAATATAGATGGTCTTCTAAGCTTGACGGTAATGATTCAGCATCTGGTACAATTCCTCCTGTGTGGGATACTGATTTAGTTGAAAAATTAAAAATCAATCAATTAGATAAGGATATGTTGATATGGCTTTGGGGAAAGAAGAAAATAGAATGGAACAAGTAATACGACATATTATACGGAATATTCTTAATGAGCAACAGCCGCATTGGTGGGAACAAAATCGTTGGGGAAGAGATTTGCCAGGACCTGACTCATTTTCTCCTGGAGCCCTAGGAAGCCAGTACATGCCTGAAAATTCTGATGATACTTCTAGGTGGCCATCAAGTGTGGACTACCCTGCTTTTGGTATAACTGCTATTAGAAAAACAGAAGATGCTGATGTGTGGACATTTATATCGTCAGACTCAGAACGCATAGGGACATATAGAGTCAATCCTGATAATTTATCCAAAAGCCTTAAGAAGGCTGCCGAAAAAGCTTTTGCAAAATGGATGGGATTTGAAAGTTCTTTTAACGAATAGGAAAAAGGTCGTAGTCATCTTTGACAGAAACTCGTATTCCATTTTTTTTACAAAATTCTACTACAGCTAAACAAGCAGGAACATTTGCTGGTGTATTCCGTGCTCCTTTTAATTGGTCAAATGAAAGCACGAATTCTCCTTTATGTTCTGACGATACCGCCTCTCCTGGTATGCAATGAATTCCTAGAGTAAATCTTCCTCTAGTTGTATCTTCGAAAACTCTTAATCCTATATAATTGCCAGATGCTATGAAATTTGCATAACTAGCAATGCAATGGTCCATAGATGAACCTTCTTTATTTAGCTCTTCTACTGTTTTAATTAATTCAAACCTTGCTGAGAAACCTTCTCCTGTTACAATATCATTTAATCCTTGATATTTTTTTACTGCCGTTGAATACAGTGGTATAATTGCCTCCTCTATTTGTATTTTCTTCGATATTGCATCATGTACTTTTTTGACCTTGGCAAAATTTTCGGCATCTATTATTATGAATTTATTCTCGCCCATTAACTCAATCATTCTAATAGTATCAATGTATATCGTTAACCAATCTCCTTGTTCTTTATAATATTGTTTTGAAAAAATATCATAGATATGTTCGTATGCTAAAACTTCTCCTCCTCCGTAATTTGTATTCAACCTTTCCATAAATGAAGTAACAGTTTTGCCGTCAGACATTGCTGCTAAAACATTAAATTCTTTCCTTGATAATTCGTGAGTTAATTTCATGTTATTCTTTTTTTACGGCCATTCTCCAATAATAGCCACTTATTAAACCTTCGTCTGTTATTATATTATTTCTAATTCCACAATAGTTATATATAAAAATTATAGCACCTTTTCTTAAGTAGTCATCAACAGATTGAATTATATCACTAGGTCTGTGTCCTTTCATAGAAAAAACTGCTAATTCTCCCATAAAATCTCCATGTTTGTTAAAATAATATTCACTTGGCGTTAATGCAACATAAACATTGTCTCTTGAAAATAAGGCATATGCGACACTTATTAAGTTATTAGGAATGAAATATCGTGTAGGTATGCTCTTTCTTTTTTCTACAATTACCTCTCTAGTACACGCATCTTCTAACTCCGCTCCACACCTTTTGCAGTTTTCGATGAAATAATTAATTGACTCTTCTTTGTTAAATAATCTGTTGTTTCTCATTATCTTTTCTCAACAATAACTTTTCGTTTTAATATCAGACTTATTATGTCTTTGAAAATACTCGCCTCCACTTTTTGTACTTGCTTATCGTTTTCAGTACCATCAAGCACCTGCGAAGATACGGCAGATTTTTCAGTTAGCAACCTATCCATATCTTCATCAATTGTATCTTGGCATATCAGCCTGATTATCTGAACATTATCTGCAGTAGTCGATGCTCTGTGACACCTATCTTCTGCTTGTTCCATATTTGCTGGTACATAATCCAAATCGATAAAGAGAACAATATTTGCAGCAGTAAGAGTTATTCCAACACCAGCAGCACCTATCGTTCCTGCAAACACACTAACAGCTTCATCATTCTGGAAGTCATCAACAGCTTTCTGTTTCTCATCCATATTTTTCTGACCATTGAATACAACTGCTTCTTTTCCAAAGATTTTTCCTATGCTTTCAGATGGTTTTATGAAACTTGAAAAAACTACGATTTTTTGTCCGGATTCTAGCACGCTTCTTATTATCTCCTCTGCATGACGCAATTTTATTCCAGATAAAAATTGTCTCAGTTTCTGAATTCGGGCAAGATGCGTCATTTCATTATCAGTAGCGGATGCTTCATCTATAACTCCTTTTTCAATTTTTTTATACTCACGATATTCTTCATCAGTGAGTTCAATAGGTATGTTGGTATATGTTTTTGGTGGCAAAAATTTCAACACATCTTTTTTACGCCTTCTTAAGAAAAATGGTTGTATTCTCTTGAACAGTTCAGGCAAATTTGAAGCTCCGTCATATGTCCATCCGAAATTAGTTTCTGTTCCATCACAATACTTAATACCAAAGTTATGGGCACTTTTCCACTCATTTGGGTCTATAAAATTAAGTAAAGAGAAGAACTCATATGGTCTATTTTTAATAGCAGTTCCAGTTAGAAGTATTTTTTTAGTAGTCTTAGCGAATGCACGCTTAACAAGCTTCGTGCGATGTGTTTTCATTTCCTTGAGAAAATGTGCCTCATCACATACAATCATTCCGTAATCGCTTGGATTAAGTGTGATGCCCATTTTGTCTTCTAAGAAAACCAAATCATCATTTCTGGATTTAACTGTTCCGCGAGCCTTACACTTAGGACAAAACTTGTGCTTCTTAATTTTACTTATTTCTTGCCATCCGCAATTTCCATTAACACATCTGTGCCCAACATTAAACTTCATATATGTTTCTAGAGATTCATAATTGGCTATATGAAACAAACTTTCTTCTTTTGTGTTTGTTATTTCTCCAGATTTCTTCTTGGGTTTATATTTGAATATAAAGGCTTTCTCGTGAGTGAATTTATGTATCTCATTACGCCAATTTAACTTGAGAGACGCTGGACATAATACTAGTGTTTTCAATTTGTGTTTAGCCCCATATGTTACTGGCACCAAGGTTTTTCCTACTCCTGGTTCGTCTCCAAGTATAAAATTACCAGCACTTTCCCCAAAAACAACTGCTTGCTTTTGATATTCATATGGTTGAATTTTCATAAAGGAAAAATCCACATCTCCAGTTTCTATACCTTCAGCTTTTAATTGCAGAGTTTCTTCGAATTTTTTCAACAACTCCTTGTACTTTTTTCTTAACTCTATACGCTCTGCTTCATCTAAGTTATCAAAGTCAAACTTATGGCCATTATCTGCCATAAACTTAATTGTCTTAATTAGTCCTGATTCGTTAACAACTCTATACCAATCTTCTTTGGATGTGCCATCTTCATTTACTAGCAAATCCATTTTGGTCTGTGCTTGGTCTTTTGGCAATGACTTTATAAAGTCTTGCAGACTTTTGTCATAAGGAAACCTAAGTTCATAATTTGTACGTAGTTTTTTTATGCATACCATATCCAGTAAAGTTATGCTATTAAATAAGCAAAAACAACTACTGCCGACACTAAAACTAGTTATTTACGAAAAGCCTAAAAATAAGCTTAAAACACAAAAATTCACGCTATTTATTATCGCTATGGCAATCACTAAAATAACCAAAGAAAAACTTCAGGAATTAGTAATGGAAGAAGTTGGTAAAGATGCTGAACTCAAGGAGTTATTTGGAAAGTTATTTGGTAAGTCTGAAAAACCGGAGGAAATAAGAATTGACAACGTAGTGGCAGAAAAGACCTCAGAAGGTACTTGGTGGATTAAAAGAGACATACGACAATTCTATAAATATCCTAGGCCATTTCCTTATTATGGAAAAGTTAATATTTTTCCTGATGGTTTAATGATTTTTTCATATTACGAAGGCGGCTCAATGAGAAACGTAAAGCCTACTAAACAGTTCAAAGTCGCAAGTGTTGAGCGTGCCGTAAAATATGTTGCAGATATGCTTAAAACAAAAAAAGCTGAGGAAGAAAGAAAAAAAGAACTAGATAGAATAGCCGATAGAGTGGCCGAACGTAGTTTTAATGACGAATTAACATAGTAAAATCGTAAAATTCAGACTATTTATACAAAACTCGCTAATGGACACGCTTAAAATAGGTAAAACAGAACTAGAAGGCCTCATAAAAGAAGAGGTTGTTAGACAAGACAAAAAACTCTTGATTAAGAAGAGAATTGCTGATGTCGAAGGGCAAATCCAACAACTTAATGAATTGACTGCTCAACCACCTAGCCAATATATGACTGCAGCTCCTACTTCAGATGAAAAATCAGAGAGTATATTCGACGCTAAACCAGGAGAAACTGTCCTATTTAATTTTCAAGATGTAACCATAAAAATGCAACGTCAACTTGATGATTTATTCAAGATAACTGATGCAATGGAAAGCAAAAAACTTAAAGAAGGCGACTATATCAAAATACAAGGTAATGATATTCTTCAAAAAGGAAGAAAATTCAAGTTTGTTATTCTAAGAAAAGCAATCGACTATGAGTCGAACCCGCTTCTTTCTTGGAAGGTTATTAAAAACAGGTAATAAATTTCCATTTCACAATGCTCGATTATATCTTCGCAGAAAACTACGAGATAGATATGGAAAACCTAAAAAGCAAAATTTCCGCTAAAACCTACAATGACCTAGAGTCATTCTTCATCAACACAAATTTAGACTCCAAACAGAGAGTTAAATTGATAAAAATTATATCAAAAGTGTTTACTGATGGAGAGGCATCAGGTATTCACAACAACTTAAACACCAAGGAAGTTACTGGAGACTCCAAACCAAAGAGTAATGACCGTGGACCTAGAAGTTGGGAATATTAAATTCCAGCAAGCTTTCTCATTCTATCAGAGTGGTCTTCTATTAGTCGACTTCTGTTTCTATTAGCTCCTTTATTATAAGCTTCTGTTACTGGACTAGGTGCTGGTGTAGTAGCGGCTGTTCCAGGAACGGCTGGAGGCCCCTGTGCTGGTAATTCTGCCCCAGCAGCAACTTTATCAGCTGATGGCGGTATTGAGAGTGATTTTGACCACTCATCTCTCCAAATGTTATAAAACTCATACAATCCGTCTATAATCTTTTTAGACTCAGCATCAAGCGTAAACTTAGCTTCTACAAACGGCTCATTTTGTATTGAAAATGTCCATTTAACATAATTATCTGCCTTAAGCACTATATTGCCCGACCAAGTAGCTTCAATGCCACTGGTGCCGTTATAAAGCTTCATAGAAGGCTTTCCTTCTTCACTGTCAAACTGTACTAATGGTGACACAGATTCTTTGAATCGTTTCTCCCAATCAGCTATTTCTGCTGTAGTAACCGATGGAGCGTATTTGTTTTCTTCTGCCACTTTATTGTGTTTATTATTGTTTTTTATTGCCTGCCCTAAATAAGTATTCGTCTACTTCCTGTTCATTGTTTAATACTGGTTTTGGAGGTGCATAAGTAGGTCTAGTTACTGGCTCCTTTAATGGCTCAGAAACGGTTAATGTAACCTCATCTTCAATCATTTTCAAAAGTTCTGCCCTTGTCATTTTACCTTAAAGTTTGTCTATAAATAATGAAGATTTTTCCCAGAATGTTCTGTATTGTTTTTTAAGCATTCCGCGAACTATCTTTCTCACACCTTCGTCATCCATCATTTCTTTTTTATGAATATCCATTCCTTTTTTGAACTCGTCATCGAAAATGTTTTTAATCATTTTCTTGAGTTCAGGCTTGGTCATATCTAGTGCTTCGTTTATCATTTTAATAGTGCATATATTTCATTGAAGTGTTGTATCCGGTCAGGCAGTCCAATTGTACCGCCATTGATTTTCTTGGTAACCTCAGTAATTATTTCTGTTGTTGCTCCTTTATCTGCAATTACATTAAGACCATTTTTACTAAAAAACCACGCAGCACTAAGTGACGCATATTTTGGAGTAGCCACTAAACTAGGGTTTACTGTCAAATCCTCGTTAATAGCCTTTCCGAATGCAATATAATTTTCCTTACCGGTCAATTGGATATATCCTCTGCCGCAAAATTTGAAACCATCTCCACTTTGTTCGTTTCCATTACCCATTCTATCGGCATACAAATTGTTCGCTATGGCCTCAGGCTTTCTTGCTAGACCATTTGCCAATGTATTTGGCACTATCCTGTTGTTAACTTTTATATAAGCACCTGCAGCATCTTTTGTTCCATATCTTTTAGGGAAGGTATTAGCTAAACCATCAGCTGAATAATTAAGACCTTCTGTAACAAATTTGAAATTACCACTTTCGTGCATTATCTGAGACAGGAAGTGAGATACTTGTAGTGCGTCAGAAATTGCAAATTTCTTCATCGCATCCACTAGTGATGGAAACACATTTACTGGTATTTTACTCTGTATTTTGTTATAATCGACCATAGTGAGCTACTTGCTCATAAATAGGCGGTTTTTTGTGTTAGTAAGGCTGTTTTATTAGAGAATTCCAGACAGTGACCTCATTCTTTTAACCTCACCTTCCACTGTTAATTCATTGTCAATTACTAAGTTCTCGTATCTCTTGATGAATTTGGATATATCTACCGAAAGTGGTTTGAAAATGTTTGAAAAAAATTGCTCCCTAAAATCTGCATCATTGATATCAGCAAACATTGTTTCAAAAAAACCAGTAGTATCTCTTTCTGTCATATCGAGCTTTCCGATAGTTTGATTATTCTTGGAGATAACAAATGGAATATTTTTACTATCAGTCTTTTCATTTGCATCACTCTGAATAATATATGTATCATCAGTAAAATCATCAACATATGAAATTACTATCTGTATATCCGGAAGGTCGTTTGTAATCTCGGCAGAAATCTTATAATCTATTTTCTGCTTCATCTTAATCTTTAACAACTGGAACAAGCTTATAGGTCTTGCCACCTATTTTAACTACTCCGTTTCCAACTAATTCTGCTTTTCGTATGTTCTTTCCTTCTATAATTATTCCACTTCCATCCTTAGCATATTCTGATATGACTTTTTTAATCATAGTTTTAGAGATAGTATTTGCAATATCTGTGGCAACAACTGTAGCAATATCCATTATTTTCTGTTCCAATGCAGCTTCAGACATTAAAGGAGCCGGCTGTCTTAGTTGAGGTTGTTGAACTACTTGAATACCAGGGTTTCCATTTGGCTTTGATAATCCTTTGGAAGCCATTCTTGCTTTAAAGTTCTGTATGAAATTTGTTCCGTGCAAATCATCTCCAATGTTAGTGACATCTTCAGGCAATACTCTTGGGGCTCGTGCTGTGCTACGATTTTCATTTTGCATTAGTGCTTGTGAAGGTTCGGCATATGCAGCGGTACGAGGGTCTTCTCCAAATAAAGCACTTTCCATCAACCTAGCTTCAGCATCAGCTGAAGTGCTTGGAGAAAATGATTTTATAGGAACAACAACTTCACTTTTAGGCGCATTTGGATTTTGTTTGCTTTTTGGAGTTGGCAGTGGGGTAAAAAGTGCCTTAGGTTCAGCTTTTGATAGTATTTCCTTAAATTCACCCTTTTTTGCACCATTTCTAATAGCCTCTAATTTCCTAAGCTTATCTGGGTCAGCATTAAGGTTTTTCATTGAACTAGGGTCTATAGGAGCCATAGGGATAGGAATCCCCATTTCTTTGAATTTTCTCGCTCTTTCCTCGTTTATCGTATTTTGGTCTGACATTTTGTGATATTTTTAATGTTATCTTTAAATATCCTCGTTTTCTTCTTTTTCCTCTGTATCTTCTACATCATCTTCTGCAGAATCTGTCTCAACGCCATCATCACCTCCTCCATCATCAGGGAGCTTATCTGTTATTATGGTGACATTACTAACAATCCAACTGTGTAACATTTTTATTTCACTCCTGTCAAGTATCCCTTGAAATATTTCCATTTCTCCATTGGTCATATCAGCCTTAACTGTAAGTATCGGACCTATCCTACCATACTTCCTGAACTTTATGCTTCTGTTTATTTTCTCGAACATAATTTCTTTGAATTCTACATAGCTCTCTTGTTCTATTTCTTGGTATGATATGTTTTCTCCGTAAAATTCTTCAAACGCGTTAAGTGCAGATTTGTATTGTATATCTATAAGCACTGTTATAGTATTGGGTCTGTCTCCTTTCATAAGTCTTCGTATTTGTGCTTTATCGTTTCCATATTTTCCTCGTCCCACCATGCGTAGAACCTCGGATAAAGATTTTTTTCCGATATGAAAAGTTTTGACAGCTCCTTTGATAGCGATATCCTTTTTAGTTTTTTTAGGAGTTCTGATTTGGCTTCTCTTATTTTTGGGCTTTCGGCTTGTATTCCTACTAACTCCATTTTTGTTTTTTTGAATTCGTTTTTTAGCCATGCTTCTATTTCCTTTCGGAATTTACTTTGGTTTTCTATAATTTGCCTGCGAGTGTGAATCATAGTGTGTACAGGATTTTTCAAAGTTATGGTGTGTCGACCTAGAAGTAAACGGTAATGCCCGAACTATGATAAATAGCCGGGTGATATTAAAAAATCGGAATTGTGATTATTTTCCGTGTTCTTTTAACAGAGAGATGTATTGGTTAGGGTCATTAGAACACATCGTAGGATTGTTCTTGTGTGGACAAAAGAAGCAGTCACTTTTTCCTTTGTTCAATTTGACTTTAGGAAAGGATTTATCTATGTGGATGGATTTAACTGTTTTTGCCACCATCATTATTGACTTTTCTATATCGTCTAGGTTAGAATATATTTCAACTGGTTGAAGGCTGCCAAATCCAAGTTCAGGTAGTTTTTTACTCTTCAATCTGTTTAGAACAACATACTTACAATCTATCATATCCAATGGTATAGAGAATTTACGACCATAGAAGTATTTATAAAGTCTCATTTGCGTCATAAAAACTTCATCCTTTTTCTTTTTTGAAACATCCCAAGGCTCTGTTGATGTTTTCCAATCAACAATCAGATATCTACCTGTTTCCTTGTTTTTAAGTACCAAATCTATAAAACCCTTAAATCTATATTGGGCGTAAAGTTTTTCATATAACGGTTCCTCGACAGATAAAACCTCATACTTGTCAATCATCTTTTCTACAGAAAGTATTTTTAATATATTCTCTCCTTGTGCCACGAATTCATCTAACTTATGAAAATCTACGGAGTCTCGTAATTTATCATTCATTTCTTTAACAAAGTTGTATCTGAAATGTTCGACACGACCTTCCTGGACTACTCCTTTTTTAACACCAGTTTCTAACGCGGCGTGTATTGCATTACCAAATATAAGATGTATAGAAGGTGGTTCTTCAGCAAGTTTGAGATATTTTTCTAGGAGATGTCTATGTCCACATCCCATAAATTTTGAAAATTCACTGTATGATATGTGAATAAGGCCTTCGTTCTCTTTTTGTAGCTCTTTGTAGACCTTGTCTTTGTCGGAAGTTATTAGTTCTGGCATAGGACAAAACTAACGGCCACAATGCGTATTTCCAACTATTTATTGAAAAATAACACATATGAACATAGTAGATTTTTTTTCACAGACTAATATTTGGACGAATATCGGCATTGGTGCACTTGCTGGATTGGTAATTGCATTCGTAATTATGCAATTCGTAATAGGATACAAAAATATTGGTGGAATGTCGAAGTCAACTTATAAGCACCTGAGGTGGTTTCTAAAAGAATTTCTAAAAATGTATTCAGCACATGACTCCTTCTTTAGTAAGAAGCGTATTGAAAGTGGTATTGCATTTATCGTAGCCGAATGTGGGGCTATATTCTGGCTAGAAAGGAAATATGATGTTATGACAACTTCAGAATTTATTATGTGGCTTGGACCTCAGTTGGTTATAGCTGGATGGATGGTGCAAAAAATAGAAAATGGGAAGTCCACTAATCCAGCACCAGAAAATGGAGCTGGGCAACCTGTGGAAGACGAGCAAAAATAATACCAGTGATTATAACAGAAACATACAAAAGAAGAATTCAAGAATTGGCGGGAGTTAAAAAGCAACCTTCGAACAAGTCTTATTTCAGGGCAGAAAGTTCGTTCGTTGGAAATAAAGTATTGTTTGAGCCGAAAGGATTTTACGAAGGCGTCGATGACCAAGGTGGTCCTAAATATAAATTCGACACATTCTGGGTGTCAGATACGCCGGAACTTGCAGCTTCAAAGTACATAGGCGGAGCCATACTTGGCGCATCGTCGATGATTAGGGTCGGAGAATTGTTTAAGACTGGTGCGAAAGTATTCGTTTATGAAATAAAAGAAAAACCCGATGTTGACATATCACACTGGGGACTGCAGGATTTCGAGTGGCTAGAAGAAGTAAGATATAGAAGGCCTGTGGCTGGAGAATATATAGGTAAATTTGTGGTAACAAAAGAGTTCAGCGACATAATAGAATCTTTTTATAAAATGATGTCATTGGGCGACACTGAATACCCAGAAGAAGGTAGTGAAGAATACGAGGAACTTATTAATATTCAGAATATGATAGAAAGTGGGAAGTTTCGTAAAATGCTTAAAAATATTAAAGTCAGTAAATGAACCTAACGGAATCATATAAAAATAGGCTCAAGGAACTTGCGGGACTTCCGCTGTTATCAGAAGTCACAGACGCTGAAAGGAATTTAGCTTTTGCTGGAAGTAATAAAAGAATTCCATACAATAAAGACTTGATGGTTCAAGCCATAAAAGAAGGCAGAGAGGTCGGAGTGCTTTTTCAAAGTGATAATGAAAAGTATAAAATGCCAGTTGCTAAGTATCGCGTAATTTATCCAGTAGCTATTGGGATATCTAAGGCTGGGAATCAAGTCATAAGGGCTTATCATAAATTTGGACAGTCTGAGTCTGAAGCTCGAAGGACTGGAAAGAGGAGTGCTGAAGTTGAAGGTGCTTGGAGAATTATGAAGACCACAAACATAAAATCAATGTGGTTTACCGGAACATTTTTCTACGGGCCTTTGGAAGCATATAATAGAGCTGACAAAGGAATGTTAAATGTGGAATTGGCTGCAGATTTTAACAAAATTAAAAAATTTCAAGACACTCTCGTTAAGCAAGCTAAGAGTGAAGAAGAGGCAAAGAAAAATGCTAGTATGATAAAGAAAGTAGGATTTCCCGAAAAACCATTAGACAAAACTAGGACTGGCCAGCAACCTACGATACCAAAGCCATCATCTAGTAAAAGCACCAAGGCCTGATGGCATTCCGCTTGGCCATTTGTATGATTTTTCTAGTAGAACACATTTGTTCTTAAATAGAAAACTATCAATTTTATCTTTTTCAGAAAACTTGAAAAAATCCTCTAGATAATACATTTGTTGTCTAAATTTTAGGGAACGCCAATTAAGCATTTTAGACGACCATCCATATCTCTCAAAAGTATAATCTATCGCTCTCTTTCTGTTTATTTTTTGTGAAGACCTGTGTATTCGAAATCCAACATCGACTTTATATCCTTGCATAAAAACCATAAAATGACTGCACTCGACACCTGTTTTTGCATCATCTAGTATGAATATTTTATTGACAGTGGCATATGCTGGAAACATCATACAGCAAACATAACTAGTCGTTATGTTAAAAGCAAAAAAGCCCCGAAGGGCTTTCTTACTTACAGAAGTGGTCTGCGGCATAGCTCGCACTAAACGCTGACGGCTTAATCTTATGGTCAAACCCCAAATGTTTCAGGTAATTTGTTGCTTCAGAAACTACGCCATTAGATTTGTGATTCGTGCTGCTATTAAAATCTGAGTGCAATTCAAAAGGTATATCATTATCCTTCAAGAATGGCTTAAGCTCTCTTGCTAATTCAGCAGTTATATCGACTTCTCTTAATAGCCTGTATCTGTAGTCATACATTTTTGGCATATCAGTTTTAGAAACCAACACATGAGCGCCATTCCTTTCCATGTACAAAACAATAACTGAGACAAAGCGAGTATACGAAAGATGATTTTGAGAATCAGTTCCAATATAAGCTGTAAGTTTGCGATGGTCAACTCCTTTGGCCTCTTTACCATCAACGCCTTTTATAACTCCTCTATTAATATTTTCAAGCTCTTTTTTTCTGAAGTTAAGAATATAGTCTTTGATATCTATAGTTATCGGAACGAGAGACCTGTTTTTGCCTGTTTCAGCCTTCCAGATAAACTCATACCTGTCATTTAAAATGTACTTATTATCCTTCATTTCGCCCCAATTAAGAGCTGGTGTAGAGTCGTAGGTCCTACTGCTGTTCTCTCTCAGCTTTTGGAAGTAATCTTTATTATATCTTTTTGCCATAGTACAAATGTAAATAAAAAAGGCCAAAACCGAAGTTTTAGCCTCATTGGTTTATTGTTTAAACGCTTAAAACTTCTTTTCGTTTCTAATATTGGAAACAAAATGTGGAACAAATTTAACTTCTGGGTATCGCTCCTTTACCGCTCCAGCCGCAAAGTTTAGCCAATCTTGACGGTCTTCGTAGAAATGCACTTCTTTCCAACCATTTTCTTCGATACTTTTTAGGATTGTATCAGTCTTAAATTGTTTAATACTGTCTCTGCCTTGTCTGAAAAGCTTAAGTCCATAATTAGGATATTCTATTCCTAATTCACTTAAGTTCTTTTCAATTTGAGGTCTCAACTGCTCGTCTCGGCCAGTAAGTATCATACGGTTTACGGCTTTTTTATATTCCTCGTATACTGGCATATTAATCTTCTTGCCTATTGTATTTGGGTCAGAATGGAAGCCAGGAAACGAACGAACTGTAACAATGTCATTAACCACCTCAAACATTCGTTGATATCTTCTGTCTCCAAAATAGCTCATAGTGTCCCCGTCAAAATGCTTGCCTGTAGTTTTGTTTATAGGCACGACAAAATTGCCTTTCCGCACAAACACCACTGGCTTAGATAACTTGTCCCAGAACGCAGCTCTGACCGTCCTGAAGTACTCTGGGTGATACTTTGACACATCTATTTCTTGCCCATCTGCAGTATCTAAAAAGTCGACAAAATCCCCTGTCTCAGTAAGAGTGTCATCAAGGTCGAATATGTGTATTGTTTTACTCATTGTTTATAAATATCAATTTTCTTTGCTTTCTCAATTAAAACCATTCTAGCAGAGCGTATTTTATGTATATTATTGCCATTAATTGTAGTTGAAATATGATTATCACAGGATAAAAACTTAGACCTTATCTCTATGCGAAAATTAGAAATCTTAGTCTCTCTCAATAGGCCATACACTCCATCTTCTAAACAATAATCACCACCACTTGGACCGTGAGGTGTTATTATTTTCACAACAGTTCCTACATTAGTAAATTTATAATGATGGTATTCATCCCACCCGACCGTGTCTCCTTCTGAAAATGGGAAAATGCCTGTTTTGGTAGCACAAATCAATCTATACCAAGCTTCAGCAATTTCTTTATTAGAAGGCATATTGCTCATCTTAGACTTTTTGTGTGAGGGTTATGTTCAACAAGTTTATGAACATCACTTTCTTCTAAGAAAATTCTTACTTTCTTAACAAGTTCTTCTTGTTTTTTGAAATGTCTTAAAGCCTCTGCTCCATTTTTAAATTCACCTTTCCATAATGCATAAATATAGTGATGTGCCACTTTGGAAGCTGGTGTGTTTTTGACGATATAAGACAGTTCCTTACGGTCTGTTTTTACTTGTAGTTTAGAATTGCAAAGTTCTAAGTAATCATCTATTTGCTTTCCTAATCTGTTTATTTCGGAAGTCATAATATCAATCACATCTTTATATTCTGGGAATGTCAAAAGCCATTCATCCTGTTCATTCAAAAATACAACTTGAGCAATACTTTCTAGTGTCACCGTAGTGCTGTGATAATGCTCTGCAACATATTGAGCACTCTTTATTTTAACTCTACGGAAGTTTTCGTCAACTAAAATAAAACCTTCATCTTCTTTAGACAATTGTTCTTTAGCTATCTTTAATACTTCATCTATGTTAGTATGATTATAAACTTTTGGTTTATCAAAGATATCGTATAATATACTGTTCTCCGTCCAATCTTCCTGGAAAGTCTTCTTGTTTCTCATTGCAAGAAAATACAATTTTGGTTCACTGTGAGTAACAACAACCTTATTCCAAGGAGTACATAACTCGAAAATATAAGTCCAATCTTTATCTAATTTTTCCAGTGTATCTTTTTCTGTATACTTATGGAATGTATTCCAAAATAATGTTGCCCAAGTGTCAGTGAATTGAGTTCCTATTCCGAATCCTCTCATTGTCTTTTCAGCCTCTACTTGTCCCATAGTTTGCACATACCACTTTTCATTGAATTGGTCCCAATAAAGTCCAAAACAACTTCCGTCACATTTTTCGAGAATACGGCACTTGGTTATATCTAAATCTGTTGGAGCATATGCCTCTCCGTGGTTACCAAATTTCCTCAAAGGAATAGATATAACTTCAAAATTGTTGACAGACAATATAATCCCACGACTTTCTTGTACGATTGGAATGCTCTTATCAGCCATCCGGTCATACTTCAGCAATACTTTTCCGTTTAGGACAGTACCCCACACCAAGAAGTCTTTCTCAAGAATTTTTAAGGCTTCAGCTTCGCGACCACCTTTATATTTTTCTAAAAATTCTATCAGTTCCATATTAACAAAGTTTAATAGCCTGTCTTAATTGTTTTGCTTGTTGTTGAACTTTACCATCTGGTACTCCGTGTACATTCTTTCCAGAATGTCTCCTTTCTACAATAATAGAAATTAAAGTAGCACCAGTACGCTCTGCTATGTCAGTATATTCTGCAACTTGTTTTTCTGTAACTAGCGTGTTATGAACAATGGCAATTCCGCTACCAGATTGCAATTCGTCTTCAACTGCACTTTGGCACCAAGCATGTGCTTCGCCCAATTTTAACGGGTCCCACTTATACTCGCCTCCAAGCATAAAAAAATCATCAGCAGCAAAGGCTTTCCCGCCAAGTGCTTTGGACATCATTTCAGCTAAAGTCGATTTACCTGAGCCTGATGTTCCACGGATAAGTATGAGTTTTTTGTCCATCAATGTTTAAACGCTTTTTTTATATAATTGTTATAACAAAAATGCCGGTGATTAGACCGGCATTTGCTGTTTTTAAGTCAATTATGTCGTGTCATACTTCTCGTATAAGCTTAACTCCTTCTGGCAACTCAATTGTTGCTACTAAAGAAGCATTTTTCTCTTCTAGAGTTGGTTTGGGATTTACGAATTCTAGTTTATTGAGACATCTTTCCCAATTCCTGAGCCTTCCTTTAAATCCCATAAGTTGGCTTTCATGAGCATATGGGTGTTCTTTTTTGAACACTGGTAATGTTGGTATTTTATCTTTGAATCCAACCTTACTAGCACGTACTTTTAATGCGTACATTTCTGATTGTATATCTGAAATTATTTTTTGGTCCATAATTTTGTAAATTTTAGTTTTTGTTTAACTTTCTGCAGTCTATAGGAAACAATGTTACAGTGTTGCCATAAACATCAAATGTCACATGAACATTTTCAAGTAGATATCTTTCGTCATCAGAATCAGTGACGATACACTTTCCATCGCTATCTGATTTGCCAAGCATTCGTATTAATCTACTAGTGGCTTTGTTGAATTCAGTGTCATCTTCGAAAACGATGTCGACTGGTTTCCAGCTACCGTCTTTTTTCCTAGAAGGAATGTCATAAATGTATCCGAGGTGTTCCATATGGGTTTTTGTTTATTCCACAAATGTAATAGGCTAATACAACAAAACAAAATTTTCGTAAAAATATTTTAAGATTATAATATGATGTAGGAAAAGACAGGAATCATAAAGGCACTAGATGTATAGTCACACTCTAAAGAATATCCGTCATAACATATGTCCAAATCTATAACTTGTACTTCATTACCTGTATTATCTAGTAATGTAATTCTAGCTATTACAATCTTTTCGTAATCTGTAACCCATTCTTTGATGTGAAGAAATGTTTTAATTTTTAGAACCTTCTCACCATTGCTATTATGAATTTTAAAGCCTCTTATTCTAGATTCTTCTATCTTAGTGCCATTGGATTGCTCTAACTCTACTATAAATCTGTTATCAACAAATAAATCATTGTTGGAGAATATTGGAGTAATGAGTGGCTTAAACGCCTCTGAAGGTTCGTGTTTCTTAAAGTTTTTTGGAAGGAATTTTTCGACCAAAACTATCCTTCTTCTGCCAATTGTCATAAGTCGACATTAAAAACGGTCTTTGTACTTTAGTATTTTTTGCATCCTAACTTGGTCAAGAGTTAATCCGGAGCCATGCCCAAGAACTATATTATACTCCTTAGATAATGCACTTTCTATTGTTTCAAAACTGAGCCTAGTTCCATTGATTGCAAAACCTCTTTCGCTGAAGTCCACATAAAAAGGACTACCAGTACTCTTGTCAAACATTACTCTGACGGCCTTTTTCTTTACTGGAGGAGTAGTTGGTGCTGACATTGGTGCTTGCTCTGCAAAACTCCTTGTCATCACTGGAGCACCTATATTTTCGGCAACAGGTGTATTTTGACCAGTATTAATAGTGGTTTTTTGAGTAGCTAATTTTATTTGGTCTTGCTTCTTTTTAAGCTCTTGTTGTTTTTTAAGTTCAACTTCAATTTCCTTCATCTTAACAAGTCTTTCTTTGTTCTTTTTTATATTGGTTTCCTTTATCTTTCTTTCGTCAGGATTTATTTGAGCACTTTTTATTCTATTATCATTATTTATCTCGACATTAGTTCTAGTTATCTCATCATCCATATATTTTAACATGTCAGCTTCTGTAGAGGCTTCTTCTTCAAACAAGAATTGTTTAATATAACCTTCAATAAATTTGTCCATTTTATCTTTTTCTTCGTGTTTCATAGATGGTATAGTACTCGCGTATAAATATCTCTTTAAAAGCAAAAAACCGCCTTTTGGAGCGGTTTTATACTTAAGAATTGTAGAATTATTGCTGTTTGCCCATCAAATCGCTTAAGTGTTGCTTAAACTTTTTCTCGGCAGCAATTTTAGCACGATGCTTTTCCAATAACTTTTTAGACAAAGTCTTCTTAAAGCCATTGGTGTTTCTTTTGTTCCTTTTAAGAGCTCTTTTGGCTGCGGCCAAACGACGTTTTTTACTTGCTTCTGGTTTTCTCATCCTAGTTGTTGTTAATGTTGAATACAAATTTCTTCAAAAACAAACTTAAAGTCAACCCTTATCGCCTATTAGTCTTGGCATTTATAAGGTCTCTGATTTTACCTGCACGCTCAAAATTCTCCTTGTCTATGGCTTTTTCAAGTTCAATATTGAGTTCATCTATTTCCATATCGGCCAGCTTCTTCCTTTGAGGTGCGGGCTGTCCTTCTGGCTCTTTAGTTTGCAACAAATTCTTTTCGTTTTGTTTTAGCAACAATTCAATTTCATCTTCGTTGTTTTCTCCAGGTGTTATCTCTTCTGGTGCCGGAACTCTATTTTGTTCTTGTTCGAAATTTTCTATATCATCTTGAACCTTGTCCATTATTGCCTCTATTTTTTGTATGGCAACATCTCCACGATTCAAAACATCACTCATAAGCTCCATAAACTCTTGTGGCTCCATAATAGCTAATCTATTGAGGATGTATGAGAATATTGTATAATCATTATCTCTGGATTTAACTACATAATCTATTGCATCGTGTAGATACTTCCATAAACGAGGACCAACTAGTTTCATCCAGTGCTCATCCAAATATGATTCTGATTTCTTCATAATGGCGTTATAGACAGGCTCTCCGTGTTTTTCCCAAACATCTGCCATATGTTGAAATGTTAGAATTTCAACTGCTGCTTTTGCAACTTCATGGAGAAGTATAGGAAACATTATAGCTTGTGCTTCAGCTCCTTTAAGCTCGCTACCTTCTATATCCAATTCGGATTTGCCCCACATTTGTCGAGCTCCAAACATTTCCTCTACTGGCATTTTCCACAAAAACAATTCTACATTCGGCATCAACTTGCTATAAAGAGGGAATAGTCTTTCGTCTATAGCATCAAGATTGTTCTTTATTCCAGCGAAAACAGAATGTGCCCTATATCCAGCACCCATCATAAGAGCGTTATGAATAATCCTCTTATCTAAGTGTTGTTTAATAATTACTTGCTGTTCTTCAGAAAATTCATCAATAGCCTCTTCGGCTGGATTTTCATCATCACCGCCACCTTCTGGTGGTTCTATATTTTGAGTTAGGCTAGCTTTGATTTTTTCAGTAACCTCATCTGGAAGACCAAATTTTTGCTGTATAATAGACAATGAAAGTTCTTCAAGACGAGTTTTATGTGGACGCTCAAGTCGGATAATTAACTGAACTGTGTTCATTATCTCTTGCATACTTAATTGTTCAGCAGCCATAACATGCTGTACTATTGCATTATATTCTTCACTACCCAGTTTTTCAATAGCAGATTGATTTAGTGCTCTTGTTGTAAACAATTCTATTGCACTAAAAGGAGTTTCTTTGCGACCTTCAATTCCAGACTTAATAGAAGGGTGTGGTCCTCCGTGCTGTGAAGGGTCAATGTTCATAGGCATATCCTCCATTAATTGCCTCATCCTTTCACGCTCAAATAATGCTATATGGTTATTTGCATTTTCATTAATATTTTTCTTTTCAGCTTTAGGATTAGGTTTAGGCATAGGACCTGGTAGCTTCCAAGGAATTCTTAAAGGTCTTTTGGATGGTGTTGGTTTTTCCTTCTCCTTTGGTTTGGTAGGAGTTTCTACTGGAGCCTCTTCTGCTTCTCCTTTTACTTCCGCCTTAGAAGATTCATCTTTTTTCTTTAAGAATTTTTTGACCTCTTCGTTTATAAGTTTTTTAAGGTCTTTTTTGCTGATTTTCATTGCAGAAGTGTATTTCTTCATAAATAGTCGAAAAATAGCATTATTACTGTCGATGTTCTTATATGAATTTTTGTTATTTTTTGTATAATACAATATCGTTGTGTAACTTTAATTATGGACAACAACAGTCAAGACAAGACAACAATTTTAGCAGATTTTAATGAAGGTATTAGGTTATTATTAACCGAAAAAACTCAGTCAGGCCTGTGGATAGAACTGCCTAAGATATCAATCGAGGAAGAACAACAAATACAAGAATTTGCCAAAAACTCATTACCAGTTAAACAAGCAGAAGAGCATCATATTAATGACAATAAAAAGGAATGGGAAAGGCTAACCAGAGGTAAAGATGGCGAATGGGCACTGAGGTCTTATTTAGGCTTAAAAAAACCAGATTTAAACATTGGTTCATCATTAGATTTTAATGTGTCTGATATTGAGGATTATTATGGTAAAAAAATTGGCATAAAAACATCACAACTCGGAAACGCTGCATTAATTCATAAGAAACCTGTGAGACCAGAAATAATACTAATAGGACTTAGTAGTCGTTGGTTTATTGCTGGAGTAGCTGATGTTACAATATTAAAAGAGTGTCAGAATGATAACTTATTAAGAATAGCTACTAACTATAAAAAAACAGGACTAACTCTTGAGGGATATAAAAGATTAATTCCATTCAGCGTTTATAAGAAAGATATTATATCTGAGTATTATAAAAATAATAAAGATAAAAAATGTAAGACTGGTCGGACAGTAGAAGAAGAACTAAAAAACTTTGATGTGTTGTTAAATAATAAAAAGTTTCAAGAGATTTATACTTCTTGTTTTACTTGATATTTTAGCACTTCTGTTTTTTTGATGTTTTCGAATATTGCATTAACAACTGGTATAACTACAGAGTTTCCAAATTGCTCATACGCCTTATTATCTTTTTTGTGTATCTTAAAATCCTCAGGAAACCCCATAACATTAGCACATTCTCTTGGAGTTAATTTCCTATTGTGTCCATTTATAAAATAACCTCCAGTCTTAGAAAATGTGCCACCACCATGTGCTGATAAAGTAACCGCATGTCCATATGGGCTATATATTCTATCTCCTTGCCCACCATAATGAACCATTCCAATTTGTATTGGTTTCGCAAGCATAAGCTCATTCAATCTATCTAAATTAACTCCGTCTTTGTATACAGGAGTATATTTTATTTTCCTAGATGATACATAATGTTTATCCATAAAATCTATAAGGTACACTGGATTTTTTGCACCTATTGGGAACTCAAATTTTATACTTAAATCCTTTCTGAAGCAGACAAAATACGCTCGCTCTCTTGCTTGTGGAATTCCGAAATCGCTAGCCTTGAGTATTTTAACATTAATATCATAGCCTAATTCATCTAGTATCCTTCGTATTATTGAAATTGTCCTACCATCGTCGTGACGTAAAATATTTTTCACATTTTCTAAAAATAAAACTTTAGGCTTGTGCTTTTTAATAATGCGTGCTACATCATAAAACAATGTTCCTCGACTATCTTCAAAACCGCGTTGTTTTCCACTAATACTAAATGCTTGACATGGAAATCCGGCACACAACACATCGTGTGATGGGATATCTTGTTCTTGTATTTTAGTGATGTCTCCGTGTGGCTTTTCACCAAAATTGCTCTCGTAAGTACTTTGGGCATCAGGGTCCCATTCTGATGAAAACACGCACACACCACCAAAAGATTCTGCAACATATCTAAAGCCCCCTATTCCTGAAAACAGGTCGACAAAAGTGAATTTGTTCATATTGCAGTAAAGTTAATGGTCAAATAAACCATTTACAACAATTAGGAGCACTTACTATTACCGCAGGATTTACATTTTAAGCACCCTTCCTCATATACCAGGCCTTTTTCGTCACCACATTCAGGACACTTAGTATCTTTAGCTGAGGTACCATCCTTAATGTACTTCTTAATCATTCTGGCAACACCAGCTTTCCAAGTATTAAGTGATTCAGCACCCAAATTTAGACTAGATACCAAATCAATGGTATAAGGTAATGGCATTCCGTGTCGTAATATTCCAGAAATCATCTTAGAGTAATTCCAATAGTTGTGGTCAAAAGATTTATTAAGACCCTCAATTGATATTTCCTCGTTATTTTTATCAATGAACGAAAAATCATACCTACTAACTTTTTCGCCTTTTCTGTTAATAACTTTGTATCTAGTTATTTTACCACTTTCTACATATGATGGAATTTGGAAGTCGTCTAACTTGCCGGTAAAAATTTCATATGGCTTACCATCTAGTAATCCCATAAACCCTATCCATTTTTCACCATCATTTATGAACTGTATTACATCCGCATCTAATGCCTTTGGCCTCTTCGGAGCGTTATGCTCACTAAAGTATTTGTTTGCTTCTATTTCCTGCTTTTGCTCTTTTGATATCAAGACACCGCTTCTTGAACCAGACCTATAAACAGTAATTCCTTTTAAACCCATCTCCCAAGATTTCATATAAATCTCAGATACCTTTTCTGGTGCAATGTTTTCTGGAAGATTTATTGTAGAACTAATTGAGTGTGTTGTGTATTTCTGAACTATTGATTGTATTTTAATTCTTTGCTTCCAATCCAACTCCTCAGCTGTTGCTCCAGCATAAGGACTTTCTTTAATATCAGATTTACCAGTGACTTCTAACCACATCTTAACTTTAGGGTGAAACACTTCAAACTCTTGCCATTTATCTCCCATTGCATCAGTAAAATCCACCTTAGCATCTTTATCTGCAGGGTTAATTTTCTTGCGTCTCATATACGACATCATAAATACTGGCTCTATACCAGAAGATGTTTGTGCTACTATACTAAGTGTACCATTTGGTGCAACTGTAGAAATGGAAACATTTCTCCTGCCGTGTTTCATCATTCTATCATAAACAGAAGGCAATTCTTTCTTTAACATCTGAACGAAATGAGATGTCTTTTCTATTTCTGTATCGAAGCCAACAAACTTCCCTCGCTCAATTGCCATATCTATTGAGCTGTCGAATTCTGCTTTACACTTCATCTTCATCATCTCTTCTATAATCTCTGCTGATTTATTAGAATCGAATTTATAACCTAATGCGGCCATAGTATCTGCTAGTGCCGTAAATCCTAGTCCTGTCCTTCTACCGTTTTTTCCACTTTCATACAAAGTATTCCAAGTGTTTAATTCAATAGCTTTTATATGTTCAGGGTCACTATCATTTTTGATTTTACCAATTATTCTATCAATACACTCAAGCTCTAGGTCGACAAGATTATCCATCAACCTTTGTGCTTCGTATGCTATTTCATAAAGTTTTTCGTAATCAAACTCAGCATTTTTAGTAAATGGATTTTTAACACATCCAAAAAGATTCAGTGCTATTAACCTACAGCTGTCGGCACCCATTGCGATTTCACTACATGGGTTTGTAGATATATTTTTATACTGTGGATATACAGATGAGGTTGAATACCAGTGTTGTCTATCCCAAAAAATAAGACCTGGTTCTGCAGTGTTATGTGCACACTTAACTATTGTATCCCATAATTCTGCTGCCTTAACTTTTTTAGTAAACTTAGGCTTATCAGAATTGACAGGAAACTTCTGAACATATTCTGCTCCTTTATTAACTGCATTCATAAATTCGTCACTCAATTTCAGACTAATATTTGCACCAGTGACTTTTTTCAAATCTTGTTTTATTGTTGCGAACTTTTCTGATTCTGGGTGGTTGATGTCCATTGTAATCATTAATGCACCGCGTCTACCACTTTGTGCTACCTCTCTAGTAGAATTAGAAAATCTATCCATAAAAGAAACTGCCCCAGTAGAACTGCCAGCGGCATTAGATACTGTCATACCTTCTGGCCTAAGAGTAGAAATGTCTAATCCAACCCCACAACGCCTCTTCATAAGCTGGACTAACTGCTGGTCTGCATAGCATATTCCAGCATACGAGTCTTGTAGTTCAGGTAACACTATGCAATTACTTAGTGATGCAAATATTCTGTGATTGCCTAGAGATGCCATAACACTTCCTTGTGGAATAATGTATTTGAACTTTTCGAAGTAACCCATAATTCTCTCCTCAGACAAAAATTGTCTCTTTTGACCGTATTCACTGAGTAGCTTTGCTTCTCCATTCAAATTTATATCATATTTTTTTTCAATCTTTGAAAACTCCTTCGCCATTCTTTTGTGCATATCAACAGGACTTAACTCTAATAGTTGACCGTCTCCGTTTTTCATAGCATATTTGCTAATCCACACTTCTGCTGCTAAAGTATCTCCATTAAAATACTTTAAGCATTCTTCCATTGCTTCATCTCTTCCGAAAATTTTTTCAAGCATATTTTTCTGTTCGTTTTTTATTTCTAAGGTTTCTTTCTTAGGTTCTTGTTTTACATCAATTACATCTTTCATAGTAACGTTAATTATTTGTTTTTTTGATTATTGTTGGGATTTATTGGCGAATTATAAATACTTGTTTTTTCTTGCGAAGTCGGTTCAAAAGGGGATAATTCAGCTTATTGTTTTAGTGTTGTATATAACTTTTTATATATTTTTTTAATAATGTGTTTTGGGCAAAAGTTGATAATTGCCTACTTAATTACCTAGCATTGTCCCGTATTCTCTGTTCTACTGTCAGGCCCATTAGACCTACTTTTTGTGCCATTGATTCGTCTAACATTTTTATATCTATCTTGGCGGTATCAAAATATAGTGGTATTTTAAATCCATCCTCACCATTTCTATTTTTAAGCACCATCATTGTTGCTAGCTTTTGAGCTTTGTCTTCATCTGTTCTTCCTACGCCAAGAATTATATCAGCCGTTTGTGCTTTACCAAGACTTTCGCTAATTACTTTCAGGTCGAAACTATTGGAGTTAATAGCTTCTCTGCTTGCTTGTGACGCTGTCCAAATTGGCAAATTCATTTCCATAGCCATACCCCTTAGCGTTTCATATACACTAGTTAATGCAAATCTTTTTTCAGTGAACGAAGATGTTGCTTTCATAATGTCTGCATAATCAATGAACAAAATATCTGGAATAAAGTTATCTCTTTCCAAAGCTTTCAAGTGTGCTCGTAGAGTATTAACACTGGCGGTGCCAGTAGGGAATTCTTTTATTATCAATCCTCCTCCTAAATTTTTTATTGACTCTAATCTTTCTTTAATTACTTGTGGATAATCCAAGACATCTCTAAGAGGAACTTGGTTAAGACAAGCATCAAATCTGTTTCCAATAACATTTTCATTCAACTCCATAGTATAGTACACCACTTTCTTGCCACATTCTAATGCAGTACAGGCAAACTTTACTAGGAACATAGATTTACCACCTCCAGTAGGAGATAATAATACACCCAACTCGCCACCAGCTAATCCACCGCCTATTTTGGCATCTACACCCTTCATTGCCGGAACTGGAGTTCTATATTGTCTGAGCATTCTTTTCTCGACATCCTTGATGTAATCGTGTCCTATGTTTCTAGGCTCTCCAACCCTAAGGGCATCATTTACTATTTTAGCAATATTTTCATAATCACCTTTCTCCCATTTTGTTGCAGCTTCCATTAGCCCCTTTTTTAGAGCTTGTTTTTTGCAAAAATCTAATGCGTATTCTTGTACATAAGCAATATCTCTGGCTTCTGATTTTTTAATTAAACCAACCAAACCAAGCATACGCTCGCGTTCTATTCCTTCCTGTTCTTTTTCTTTGACAATCCATTCTAATGTTTCATAGTCTGGAACAACATTATGACTTTCGACATATTTCTTAATATGTCCCATAAGTAATTTAGTAAGTGCACCATCGAAATATCCTATATCAAGAATGTCGACGATTTGTCCTGCAAAATCCCCTCTACCATCCTCGACTATTACTTTTATTAGTTTCTGTTGAAAATTTTCATCAACCAGAACTGGGTGCGATTTTATTATATCGAGTGCCTTAACTATGTCATTTGTTTCTGAGCTCATTTTTTTTCTTCCTTAGATTCATTGTTACTTTTGTCCCACACATCTTGTTTTTTCAACTCTTCTTGTATTTTTTTTGAGAAGTCAGTTAGCAGAAAATGTAGATGTGTTTTTTGTATAGTCTCTGGTGAATATTTATCTGCTGGAAAATCTCTTTTTGCCAATATAACTTTACCATTATATTCTAATTTTATTGAAAAGAAATTCACTTGCTTGCTAGCTTCTTTTATTTTGTTTAATATTTCTAGTTCGAATTCCTTCATCTTATGTGTTTTTTTCGATTGTATTTTTAGTAAACTCTTTTTCTTTTACTACTAATCTGTAAAATGGTCGAAAGAAAAATTCCATATTTTCATTCCACACCAACTTGTCATACCCATCTTTAATCATCATCTTCATTGCGTTTGTGATACTGCGTTGTACATAATTTGAATCTTCCAAAGCTATGATACAATCTCGTATATCGGAAATTTCTTGCACAGCTTTTTCATTTATCATTGGATTTTTTAGGTCCATAAGCTTCTTATTCCTCTCATAAATCTTACGACAGCCTATTATCTTCTCAAAAAACTTTATTTTTTTATCTCCATAAAGTTCGACAGCTTCTTGTATTATTCTGTCGACAGAATATGGTTCATCCAAAAACTTAGGGAAATATTTAGAAATTGTTTTGAATGCCACACCATCAACACCGTGAATATTATCTGAAGTGTCGCCCTCAAAACATCTAAGTGACAATGTATTTTCTCTAGTATAGCCGAAAATTTCCTTGAAGTTTTCTGCTGTAATCATTTTATTATCAGATGGGCGAAACACTGAAATATTGTCATCTATAAGTTGCAAGTAATCCTTGTCTGTACTAAATATCACAACACTCTCTTCTGGACGTCTCATCTTAGTATACAAAGCAATAAGGTCGTCTGCCTCTATGTAGTCGACTTCTATTTGCCTGATGAATAATTCTTCTAGGTAGTTTTTTACCTTGACCTTTTGTTGGAGTATACTATATTTTCTTTTTGCCTCTTCTCCTATTTCGTGGTCATCTAATTTATAGGAATCCTCGTCCCAACTTTTATCTCTTTTACCTTTGTAGTCTGGATAAATATCATGTCTGAGTTTTCCTCCCATCATACCATCCCACATAACGACTACACGGTCTGGCATAACCTTATTAACAACTGACCTTAAGCTATCTAAGAAACCAAAAGAACCACCGCAGTATTCACCCTTTGAAAAGAGAGTCTCTCTTTTCATATAATTGCGTTTTAAATTCCACTCCCCATCTATTAAAAGTGTACGCACAATTCATTTCTTAATTGGTTTAACATATATTTTAATAATAACCTTAGTCCTTGGAAACATTATCCCAATCTTTGTCGAACTCAAGTTGCCAACCGTCTTTATAAGCTGTTTTATAAGCCTCTATTGATTCTTTAGAATCTGTTATAAATCCATGAGGAGTGCACAACACCTTCCCGTCTGGTGCAACATTCGTTATGTGATTTTTTTCTATTACCAAAGCAGACCGGATTGCAAAAGCAACTTGTGTACCATCTTTTGTGGCTTTTACTTTAGATGAATTAGACATAACTCCACCCATCCTAAACACTAATGTCGCCGCATAATAAATACCCTCTCCTCCATAGTGCTTTAGTGTTGTAGGGCCTCCAGGAAACGATGGCGGTGCTTGATATGATTGATTAACAATAAATAAAGTTGCATTGTATGGATGTGTTTCCTTTCTGGTGTTAGAAATTTTATGAGATATACGCCTGTTGAATCTCTCTCTTAATACACGAGCAGTTAACATCATTCCACCTCCACCCTCGCCTTCTTCAGCTGCTTCATATTCTTTTTTACTTGGCGTTGCTCCAATTGAATCCCATAAAAATACTATGTCCTGAGGAAGTCTACCTTCAGCTTGGTCTTTTAGAATCTCTTCAATGAAGTCACAACCTTCTTCTATAAAATCTATGTCTAGTCGTGCTATACATTTTTCGGAATCTATTCCCATATCTGCCGCTCTTTCCCACGACCATTTCTTTTCTGTAATTATGAATACAGGTAGTATATTTTGTTGCTGTGCATATTTGGCTAACTCCAAAAGCATAGTCGATTTACCAGAATCAGAACGACCAGCACACATTGTTATTGCACCCTCCGGTATTCCTTGAAGTCCTGTTACTTCTTGAAATGCAGGACTCATATTAATCCAAGTTTGTGGTTTGAAATTAACAACATCTGCCTGTTTTTCTTTTCGATAGTCAGAAAGGGAAAATGAAGTTTTTCCCTTCACCTTTACTTGTTGCTTAACTTTAACTGGAGCTTCCCCATCTGCAGAAAATTTTGCTTCAAGGTCTTCTTGCGATAGGTCATCAGTGTCTGATTTTTTTTTAGTTGCCATAATTTTTATTTTATAATGTTATAATGTTATTCATCAATTTTTTCGAAAGCCTTCCAAGCGTATTGCTTGATAGGTTTGCCTTCTTCGTTCTTTTTTCCAGTGTCTTCTTTTCTGAGATAATATGTGTCTGGGTCTTCTTGTGGTTTGCCAAAAGTAAGTGATGCTCTGCAACCAAAATTCATACACTTGATGTCGACATACTTAAACTTACCCTTAGCTTCGTGAGCTCCAAGAATTAAGTTGTCACTTCCGCATATTCCACATTTGTCGACATCTCCGAAAGAAAGCTTATTGGCTTCCATAAGTGTGTCATAGAGTGTTTTGCCCTCTACTATGAAGGTGTAGGACTGCTTTCCTATTTTCTTTTTTATTGTTAGTTGCATAATTTTGTGTGTTTGTTATACAGCAAATTAAAAGGTCTAAATCATTAAAAGCAAAATATCACCAGGATATTTTAAATGAAATGGATAAGAAAAATAAAAAAGCAAGGAAGCCGTACTTGGCTCTACTAGTATGACTCTGAGGAATTAAGGAAATATTTTTCAATAGTCACAAAATTATCTTCCACACTTGTCGACTGCACTATGTATATCCCACAACTAAGATTGAGAGAGTTAAGGATTTTTAATCTTTGCGATAACATAGAATTTTCAGTTTTTATAAGATGTCCAGAAATATCAAAAATATTAACAATCACCTCGACATCTTCCTTGATAATATTAGTTGTAATAATTGCAAAATCTTCAGTATGGCCATTAAAATCTACCTGAGATAACCTGTAATATCCTGTGCCATCCATCGACTCATAATCAAAACAACTATATGAATTATGTAATGATGAATTTCCGTTCCCCTTAACCCTACTCAACTCGCTAAAGTAAACACCATCAGTCGACCTATTAATAATAAAATAATCATTATTAACTTCCGAAGCCGTCATCCATTCTAGTTTGATATAATTGTTTTGATTAGTTCCTGTGAAATATAATAACTCAACTGGCAATGTAACTGTATAATAAACTGTAATTCTAATATGGTCAATCCTTGCTTGATTATTACCACTGCCTCCTGTTCTTTTTGCACTTATTGATACGCCGAAATTTGATGAATTTATATCAGCATCTGTCCAAGTTGTGCCCCATAAGTCTGTTGCATTTCCATATGTCTTGTATGCATCTGATGATGGCCAATTTAAACCAGAGGCTTTATCTGTTCCTAAAATAGTTCCTCCTTTAATTATTTTTACTGAATTGTCTTTTATATTTCCGCTACCACCATTATCGCTTCTTTCTATTTCAATTACAATACCATCAATTACTGAACCCGTTGGAATAGCAAAGACAAAATTTGTAGCTGTTACATAATTTGATATGTCACCGTTATTATCTAAATCTACTCTCGCCCTAGTATTATCAGATGAAAAAATGTTTACAGTATTGTTCCATACAAAAGAACCAACGGAAGCATCAGCACCAGAAGTGCTAGGGTCGAACGGACCATCAGGTTGTGCTATAACTTCAATAGTTAAAAGCAGAAAAAACAATATTGCCGCAATCTTTCTCACTTATTGTTTAAGCACAAGACATTAGTTGTTAGTACTGTATTTAACACATTTTTCTTCTAAGAAAATGCCTTTTTTGTTGATTTTTAACACATATACTCCAATAGGAATATTATCGCTTTTTAAGATATCATTTCTATTATTAAAACTAGACATTTTTTTTGCAACAATT